ATGGCTGGACACTGCTCCAGAAGACTATCATACGTCGCCTTACACTCTTCGACGAATTTCAGGCCCTCCTTTTTACGTTCTTCCCGTGGTAAAGCCAACTGAAGTCGAATGTTTCTCGAAAGACTTCCATGACCGAGTGCCGATGTTCTATGATTCTCCATCAACTCATTCACTTTGAGGAACTGCATGATTGTCGCAATGAGTCCAGCGACAAGATTTAAGCCACCAATAATGGATGGTGCTGCGGGTTGTATACTCGCGGGTAACGTACTTTGGGCGAAATTTGCGGTACCTGTAATTGTAGACAAGACAATCACGGGTAAATTAAACCGTAGACTCAATTTCTTGTACATCAAAAATGAACGATGATGCATGTAACGATAGCACGCAGCCGCCTCACCCCACTGACGCAAGACATTCTCGTGATACTCGTTCCACATTTCATCCATATTAATTTCTTCTGACATCTTATAATAGATGAACATAATATTCCTGATTCATCTCGGTTTTCTTTTATGGATTCTGGTGACTCCGTTCATGAACGATCGCAAACAACTCGAGTTTTATTCCATGGTAATTCCATTCATTTTTTATCATTGGTCTGTGAATGACGACACATGTGCCCTCACACAGGCTGAAATGTACGTGACTGGCCGTGACAAGGATCAAACGTTCATGGGACGTGTCGTGGGTCCCATTTACAAGATGGAAGAAAATGACGTCAATCGTTTGACGAAGACTCTCTTTTTCATGTTATGGTCCTTTGTGCAGTACCGACTCGGTCATTTTGATTCTTTCATCAAAGATCTAGACAAAGTGTTTAAAGGTAAAAAGATATCCTAAAATACAAGTGATATGAAACTTCTCAGTGAGATTTCCAGACTCGAGGCTATCAAGGAGGCGTATAAGCAGTCATATATTTCAAATTTCGAATTCCTCGAAGAAAAACTGTCTCGAATCAATGTACAGATTGATAACACGAATTCTGGACTCAAACGAGAAATCCTCACTAAACAGCGGGAACATTACCAAATTGAAATTGATAATCTCGATCAATCGATGGAAAAGTCGATCGATGCATTAAACGTTAAGATTCATCAACTCGAAAAGAAGCATAAGGAGCTGGAGATTCAGGCAAAAAAGGAGGTTGAATCATTTGATTTTAACATCGAACAGATTCGTGGGGCTCTCGAACGGCGAAATGTTGGTGAAGTATTCAACGTCCTCGAAAATATGACGAACGCACTTGTCATTTTGAAAAAGGAACAGACGACAGATTTTTCTTGACTAATATAAATGAAGAACAAGACTAAAACGCAATTACTGTGGGTCGCACTCATGGTATTAGTCGTCATTTCCATGTACCTGTGGTACAACCCACAGGTGATTGAAGTACCGGTAGAGGTACCCGTGATGGTACCCCCACCAAGGCCTGTACGAACTCAGGAAATTCGCCAGGAGCCCGAATTCAGGGGTCCTCCCATCAAGCAGTACAAGCCTGGACACATGCAGCAAATGGGTATATTAACAAGTGAAGAGGGTGAAACACTTCCCCTTTATGGGAAAGAAGTTCGTGGTCGTCGCGACAGGTATCATTACTATACGACGACTGGTGGTGAGAATCTATACCCCATTCCCGTGAATCACGACGGTCGTGATTGCATCGATGATATCGGATGTCAGGAACTCTATGGAAACGAACCAGTTTCGGTTACCGGGAAAAATGCGTCGTTCAATGTGAAGATGTACCGGACAGATGACTTTTTTTAACAGAAGTGATTTTTCAGTGTATTGTATTCGCTTTTTTGAAGCCCGGAGGTTTCGGAACACTTCGCCTTCAAGTTTAATAGCTCTTTTACCGTATCGTCATCGAGATTTTTGATAAAATCCCTCTTAGTCTCGATGTCGTCTAATTGATTATGTTCGCGTTGTGCCTGAACATACGGCCAAGTATGTTTTCTCAGGGTATCCAATTCGATTTCGAGTTGTATGATTCGTGGTAAGAGAACTTCTCGGACAAGTGTTTCCAAGTCAGTCATATAAATGGATATACCCAAAACCCTAAGTATATTTCTCAGGTGTTAGTAAGTATGACACCTGAAAAGCGTGGGTTTGTAAAAAAGATTGCCCATGGTGTTCGCGACTTGATGGAATATTTGAAACGCGATAAACAAATAGGTCTCAATCCACTAACTGACTTGGAGAAGTTTATAAAAAGGCAATTACTCATAAAAACGAAAGAAAGTTATGAGTTTTCGGTGGGAAAATTCAGGATCGGTTTAGATGTATTACCTGTACAACAGATCACGGAATTACTCATCTACCTGGACGAGATTGGTGTAACGATCGACCGTGCGTTCACGATGGCATCTCCGAATCCACTTCTATTCTCGAAAAGTGATCAAAAATTCGTCAAATTGATTAACGATGGAGACATCAAAACGTTTTATCATTTTCTCATCTATTAATAAATGCAATATAGGGACCTGAAAAATAAAGCGAAGAAATTGGGTCTCCGTGTTACTAAGACGGTAGATGGTAAACGCGTGAAACTTTCTGCTAGGGAACTTCGATCTAAGATTACCATGAATTTTGAGAACAGTGTCAAGAATGCCCAAAAAGTTATTCGTATCTGTCAAACCGTAGTTGCTCCTATGGCGACACCCAGACCTCAAGGTGCTCGTGTTCCACCCCCACCGCCTCCTCCTCCCCCCAAAAAGCCTGTGCTAAACAACAAACGCACTAAGCTTATGGCTGAGCTCAAGGCGACTCTCGCCAAAAAAGGTCTCAGTAAATAATAAATGCCGGGTGTGAAACAGATTCAGGATGCGAAGAAAAAACTGAAGAAGATGCCCAAACCAACGGGAAACAAACCTAAACTTCCCACTGCTACGATGCTTCGTCTTATCGCCGCGGATCCTAAGATTAAACGGGATAAGGCGTTTGTGAAACGTGCTTTGGAACTCGCAAAATTAAACAAAAACTAAACCAAACTTCTTGGTGATGATCTTTTTAGCACCCTCAAATGATGGATGACCCCAGAGGTACCAGCGGGACCAAAAACCGGCCCTACCGATACCACTCATCTTCCAATCCTCTTTGTCACTCGATGTGACATCGAGCATCATTTTATGGATCTTTTTGGGATCGCGCTCCGTCATTGTCCTCTTGGGTACTCGACCACCATGTCTGAGTACATAGGAACGCATACGTGAAGGATTCTTGTGTTTGGTGTAGTCTGAATATCCACTGGCACCAAAGTCAACAGTCCTGCCGTCTTCTAAGACAGCCCTAAACTTTTTCTTACGGTCGGGGCTTTTACTAATCTTGACGCGCATACTTGTAATATGCTAATATAATTTACTTGCACGACTGGCACGAGTACTTCTCGACACGCTTTTCGAGGCTCTGGCGGAGGCGGTTGCTCCGGAACTGGTACCGCTCGGGCTTGCGGATGAGAGATCGTTCGGGACCACGCTTTACGAGGTACAGGTGATCATACATGTGAAGAAGCGCCACAGTGAGGGCGAGAGTACCTACGACCATACCGTTCATCTTACGGGCAGACCACGCGTAGGCGATGATCACGGCAACCAAAATCACCTGAACCAGTGTAATCTTGGGCATCACAAACCGCTTCTCGACAGATTTGACGAGTTCACTGGGTTGGGGAGTCGCGTAATTGGACATACGAGGGTATCCTGGCATTTTAATATCTACCAAGAAAATAATGTGGTCACTTATCTTGATACCGATAGTGATGGTGCTCCATGATTATCTAAAGGCTCCCATAGACCGCCTGTACTTCCAAAATCCATTACGCACATTACAAGGAATGCAAAATACCCTAGTCGACATACTCAGTGTCATGTCCACACCCGAACCACCTGGACTTTGGCTTATCAAAGCACACTATGATAAGATACGTGATGAATTTCGAAGAGTCTCACCTGATCTGAAGCGACACCTCTTCCATGATCTGGATCCATGGTTTGATAAGAACGATGGGTACTATTTTTATAAGGTTGAAGACTTTCCAAATCTAAAAGGTCTCGTTGACCAGATTCCCAGCATTCACAAGGACACCGCTCGCTTTGCTGTGGCGGAGGGACCTATGGTCATTCCACCACACCGAGCTGAATCAAATTGGTACCTCAGATATCATCTTACTATAGAGAGTGGGGATGATTGCACACTCTATACCACGAAGGGGGCACACGAACACCGTGACGGTGAAGATATTCTCTTCGACCACGCCAAATATCACGAGGTTATCAAGAGGGGTACGGGGCGACGCGTCGTACTCATACTGGATGTTCATAGATGTTTCTGACACACCGCCACGTACATATCACTTCCACCGATGAGTTCAAGTTCTCGGTCTTCTACAATTCTCTTTGTGAATGGACCAGGGGTCTCGTGTCGACAATACTTACACAGTGCTGATAACTTTGTAACTTCACTAGCAATTGGGATACAATCAAGAAGTTCTCCCCATTTCCTCTGAAATGCGTCGCCATCTAGACCCGCGATGATCACATCCTTCCCCATATCCATACACGTCACGATAAAATGTTTAAGATCGGGATAGAATTGTGCTTCATCGATCGCGACAACATCGGCATCCTCAAAATCACACTTTCCCAATAGTTCGTACAAGTTGATCACCTTGTGACAATCAAACTTGACATTATCATGGGTTTTGAGGACTTCATCAGGGGATCGTGTATCTTTTGCAGAATTCACAACCACAATTTGCTTACCCAGAACCTTGAGTCGCTTCAACCTTCGAATAAGTTCTGATGTCTTACCTGAAAACATATTACCCATGATAATCGAGAGACCCATCCTGACTTATTAAAATAATGTTGTATTTTTTATATGGGTGATTTCATTCGGGCAACTTTCGAGGGGTACACAGGGTACTATAATCCTAACTCGGGGCGCGTAAAGTTGGCCAACCGCCTATTTCCCGATATAAAGACGGCGGTAAAATATCTCGGCAAAAGGTAAGATGCCTCTCAGCGATGCAGCCATCACCAAGAAGGTCGGGGAACTGCGTAAATCCGAAGGTAAGATCTACGCACCCCTTAAATATTTCAGGGGGCTTACAACTCTCGGGGAAGTTGAGACGCGTTATAAGAAAATGCTCAAGCGAGACTATAAAGGATTCAAGAC